ATATAACTACCTACTTTTTTAACTAATTCATTAAAAAAATAGATAACTACTTTACCCAATATAGCAAAAGATATAGTTAAAAGTATTCCTTCAACTACACCTTCATTAACTACTTTTTTTTTTGACGGCCTTCTTTTTTAGCTCTCAATTGTGCTAAATCAGAACCTTCAATTTCACCATCTTTATCAACATCAATTTGCTTTTGTTTGTCAGTCAACTCAGCCACATTACTAAGAGCTTTACTAAATTCGCTTGAAACCTGTCCATCTACATCTGATTGTATTGAACTAGTATCTATTGATGGTTCATTTTCATTATATCCTCTTAACTTACCTTCAGATTTAGCTTTAGCGGCTTTATCTACGGCGTTAAAGAATGCTTTCTTTTCTGTATCACTCATAGAAGGAAGTGATTTACCAGTCTTGTCTAACATTACTTTAAACATTTGCTGATAATCGTTTTCCTCTTTAACGATTTGTTTGATAAATTCTTTTAATTGAGATAATTTCATTTTATTCAGATATTTTTCTAATTTTTTGTTCTAATCTTATAAGTCTTTCTTTTATCTTATAAATATTACTATTTGTTCTTTTCCAAAAAGACTCATTGGAAAATCCACTTTCTTGCTTCAATTTTCCATACCAACCTAAAAATTTTTCAATTTCTGCAAGTTGTTTATTTATATTTGAAATACCTCTATTTACTTTTGTAGTTGCGGGCGAATCTTCTTTTTTTAAAGCAATCCAACGATTTTCGTTTACACTTTCTCTATGTGGTGCTTTAATTCCGTGGTCTTTTTTTATATCAGATAGTCTTTGTAGTATTCCTTTAAGAGTATTTTGAAACTTCATCTTTTGTTCTGGATTTTTTGTAGATGAAATTTTATCTCTTAGTTTTTTTACTCTATCGTTATATCTTTGTATTTTTTCACCAGTTGTTTTTGCAGGTGCTTCGTTTACTGATTCTACGATTGTATCTAAATTGAATGGCTTAGTATCATATTCTCCACTTCCATCTTTAAACTTGCCCAATGCTACACCTTTTGTACGAGAATACGAATCAAAAACCACATCAAACTTTTTTCCGTTTTTTAGTTTGATTTTGAGTTTATCGCCTTTTTTGTATTGTTTAGACTCCTTTACTACTGAATATCCGGTTAAATCAGCTTGCTTTTTACCTTTCTTTTTTTCATCTTCTTTTCTACCAAATGCGTATGGCGTAGCATATCCGGCAACATCACCGGTTGTAGTGGCTTCATCAACTTTCAATTCTGCATCTTTGTACATACCACGAACTTTAGCATCTAATTCTGCTGCTAATTTTTTCTTTTGTGCCGTTAAAGTTTTTAATTGCTGAATGTGTTGTTTTTCTTCGGGAGTACCTTTAGACTTTTTATATACATCTAAATATTTTTCCATAGAATCGATTACTTTCATATAATCGGTTTGAATTGCTCTAACTGAACGTAATTCGGATAAAACCACTTCTTTGATTTTATCAGGCAATCCTTTATGAGAAGTTGATGCGAAATCTTTTGCATCTTTATTAGACATAGAATCGGCAGCTTTTGAAACTTCGGGAGATGGATTTTTCATGTCGCCTTTTTGAGCAGCATGAACCATTCCCATAAATCTTTGTTGTGCTTTACTTACCGCTGGCATTTTTTAGTTCTTTTAAAAGTTCGTAAGACATCATTAATGCCGATAAATGCGATTCTTTTAATTTCTTAACACTTTTAATTTTTTTAATGTTAGAAATTGTTTCTGCTAATTTAATCTTTGTAACTTTATCTGAAACTTTAGAACCTATTTGTTTCAATCCTTCTGATAAAGAATTTACTTCATTATTAACATATTCCTTTAATTTTCCGGTATTGTTAATATTATTAATATATTCTTTTAGTAAGTTTTTTTGTTCATCTGATAAGTTTTTGTATTTTTTGTTGAAGTTTTCAACTAACATTTTGTATGACAGCATTCTAACTTCTTCATCTTGCTTTCTATATTCTTCTAAAACTCTATCGTTTAATTTTTTATCTTTATTTTCTATTGATGAATTAATTATACTTTCAACAATAGTAAATTTAGAATTTACGATATCTTTTGGTTCAAATGATTCTTTTGTAATTGTTGCTTCAAATACTTTATAAATTGAAGCTAATGATTTATAGTTTGAGATAGAAGATTTTACAAACTCATCAATGTTGTAGTTTTCTTTTATTTGTTTAATAAGATTGTATTTCTCTTTTGTAAGTTTTTGCTCATCTAATCTTTTACGAGCTTCACATACGGTTTCAACGAACTTTTCAGCCTTTGATTCTGAATTATATTTTTCATTAATCAAATACTGATATAATTTTAATTCTTTTGAAAGTTCTTTTTTTGAAGAAAAAAATTCTTTTAATATCTTCTCAGCTTTTGAAGAAGTTTTGCCAGACATAATTTCAGATGTAATCTGTCTTACTAGCAACTCAAAAATAAATCCTGTATTTTTAAACTTTGAATGTTTAATATTTTTCATCAATTATATAATTTCTCTGATATAAATATACTTTTATTTAAGATTATTACTTCTTATCCAAATTCTCTGTCAAGATCTTCTTTTTCCCACCTTCCATATCCTTAAATACTTCTAAGTATGAATTTTTACGTGGTTTATATTTAACTGAACCTTCTTTTTGTTTAAGAGTTTTAATTCCTAATGGGTCTCTACCCTCTGGATGGTCATCTTTACCATATCTAACCGGGTCTTTTGGTCTACCTACACCATCCTCTGCTAACTCATTTTTTATCTTTTGAATTTCCTCTTCTACATCGGTTGGAGCATCTGTTCCTGTTTCTTTAGCCGGGTCAACACCTTGTGTTTCGATTGATTGTAAACGGAATTGTTGTTTTGTATCTTCTAATACAGCAACTGTTTGTTCATCTTGCTCATCTTGTGCCATTCCCATTATAGATTCATACATATAACTCTTTGAAAACATTTTGGTTTGTTGCATTTGATTAATCAATGCAACCTTTGAAGTAAATAATTCAACTTTCTCTTGCTCATATATTTTAGATGGAGTAGTTAATTCTATTGAAAAATCAGTTAAACTATCATCATCTATTCCCTGTGCATATAAGTGAACAATTGCAATCTTTGTTAATTCTGAAACTATAACTCTTTGTATTCTTTCAATAGTTTTTGCAAATCTTACGTCCATTGCAGCAAGTGTTGCTTTACCATTTGTATCTTCTTCATATCCTAAGAATGCTTTTGGAATTTGAAGAGATGCCATTAACTTACCCTTTAAATAGTTAATATCATCAATCATATTATATTCTAAACCTTTTAAAGTATCGATTGAAGTTCCATTATCACTACCACGAACTGGCATATAATAATCTTCAATAAGGTTTTGAATATTATATTTTAAATTATATTCACCTGTTCTTTCATCCATAAATGGAACTTTTTTAGAACCATTTATAATTTTTTGCATATAATTATCCACTTCATTTGGCGGAATATTACCAACATCTACTTTAAAGATTCTTTTTTCAGGTGCTCTCATTACTCTATGAATCAACATAGCATCTTCCATAAGAGATAATTGTTTCCAAACTCTTCTACCACCCTCAATCATTGATTTTCCGTATGGAAGAAAGTTTGCATCTCCATTTAGACGGAAGTGAGCTATTTCATAATTTTCATATTCTTTTTTATTTCCAGCATTAGCAGGAGCATATCCATTATTTGGATTCATAAATGGAGAATACACAAACTTAACTCTTTGTGGATTGGTTTGGTCAAATCCTTCAACTCTACTTGTTTCATAAACAGACATAGGTGCTACGTTTACAATACCTAATCCCTCTGCCATCTCTAATTGTAAAAAGAAATCTCCGTATTTAACTAAATTTCTTGTCCAAGGCCATAAAGTGAATTCTACATTCAATATATCATAGAAAAGATTTTCTAATATTTGTTTTACATTATCATCCGAGTGATGAATTTTTAAAACATTGCCTTGCTCGTTTCTAGCCGTACATTCATCAGCGTAAATATTTAATGCTGCTGATAAAATGGGGTCCATATCCATAGAATCGTAATCTCTAAATAGGTCGATTCTTACTTGCTGATATGCATGCGCTGATTCAATAAGCCCCCCACTAAATTGTGGAGTTCTCATACGCATGTATCTATCTACTAAATTTGTAGTGTATTGTTGGGTTTCGTCTGTATCTATTACCTTAACACCTTTTTCAGTTTTTCGAACTATGGTATTGGTTGAAAATAGTTTTTGTAACCTACCAAAAAATGATTTATCTGATGCCATTTCTTTTTCTTAAATAATTGTAATTGTTAAATATATGGAAAATATTTGGAATTTCCAAAAAATTACCATTTTCTACATGACCAATATCTTGCTTTCCATCTTGGACCTGGCGTATCACAATTATGTCTGGCTCTGAATGATTTTCTTCTATCAGGATTATTTTTTTTAATTTTAACACCTTTTTGACCAAAGTTTACTTTAACAACGTTTCCGCTATCATTTTTAACATATACTTTAAACTTCTTAACATCGCCTGCCATTGGTTTACCTAATTGTACTTTTCTGCCCTGATATTCGGCCTCATAAACACAATCACAATTAGCTTCTGCTAAATACTGAGTATATTCTCTCATAAACTGAATAAACTCTTTCATATCTTGTCCGTTTTCTACATCATACTCATCTACCTCATCTATTTGCTCATTTACATTCTTTGCATTTACAGGCAATAAATTTTTTAATTTTATATCATCAGTATTTTCTTTTACAGGTACGCAATTAGGGACCATCTTTCCGTTTTTCATTTTCCCGCCTACTGCTTTGTAGCCATCCCAACACTCATGCAAAGCATTATATTCTAAACCCTCTTTGCATGTTCTCCAACCACCACCTTTTCCTTTGTAGTTTTTTGCTGCCCAACCATTTGCATATGCTGATGGATATACACTAAATTTAC